TCAAGATTATTTTGATTATACATTTGTTGACAGAAAATCTGAAAGCGATTTTAAATCAACATTAAGTAAGGATAATTTTTTAAGATTTAAAAGAGAATTAGATAGATGCAGAGCAATGGATTGTTATTTATTTATTGTTATAGAATCTGATTTAAAAAAATTAGATGAATCAAATAAAAAATCAGCTCACAAAGCAAATATGAAATATATTTATCATAATATGCGGATATTGCAACATGAATACAGAGATTGTTGCCAATTTGTCTTTTCTGGAAACAGAAAAAATAGCGAAAATTTAATTCCTAAAATTTTATTGCATGGTAAGAAAATTTGGAATGTTGATTTACAATATTTTGTCAATGAAAGGCAATCATGAGTTGGGAATTAGGAAATCAAAAGAGCAGAAATAGAGATCGAGACATCAATAAATTGATTCTTGAAAAAGAAGGTTTTTTAGATGAGAGGGAAGCTAAAATTTTATTGTATAAATTTCTAAGAGAGAATCCATCTTTTACTTCAGAACTTTTAACTGGAGTAGAATTATTTCCATTTCAGCATATGGCTATTAAAGCCATGTTTCAGACTGATTATTTTTTAGGCATTTGGAGTCGTGGTCTTTCCAAGTCGTTTACTACTGGTGTTTTCGCAGTACTAGATGCAATTATGCATCAAGGCGTTCATATTGGGATTATATCCAAATCATTTCGTCAAGCAAAAATGATTTTCAGAAAGATTGAAGAGATTTCCAAGACAGTTAAAGCCTCTATGTTCGCAGAGGCTATTACAAGAGTTTCTAGAGGCAATGATGAATGGTTTATGGAGATTGGCAGATCTCGAATTACCGCTCTTCCATTAGGTGATGGTGAAAAACTTCGTGGTTTCCGTTTTCAAAGAATGATTATTGATGAATTTTTGCTAATGCCAGAAAAGATTTTTACTGAAGTCATAACTCCCTTCTTGGCGGTTGTAGAAAATCCCACCGAAAGACAAAACATTCACAATATGGAAACTAAAATGATTGCCGAAGGAAAAATGAAAGAGGATGATCGCACAATTTGGCCAAACAATAAAATTATAGGATTATCTTCAGCAAGTTATAAATTTGAATACCTTTATAAAATATATCAAGAGTATGAATATTTAATAAAGATGGAAAACAATAAAAATCTAGCTCATAGAGTCATTATGCATTTTAGTTATGATTGTGCTCCAAGTCAATTATATGATGGAGCTGCACTTCAACAAGCAAAAGCAACTTTAAGCGAATCTGCTTTTGAAAGGGAATACGGAGCAGTCTTTACTGATGATAGTAGTGGGTATTTTAAAGTAAGTAAAATGGTTGCTTGCACAATACCAGATGGCGAAGGTCAGTGTGTGGAGGTTGCTGGAGATCCAAATTCAAAATATATACTTTCATTTGACCCTTCTTGGTCTGAATCTGAAGGGTCTGATGATTTTGCAATGCAGATAATAAAACTAAATCAAGACAAAAAAACTGGTACTGTTGTTCATAGCTATGCACTTGCTGGCACATCTCTAAAAGAGCATATTTTTTATTTATATTATATATTAAATAACTTTAATATTGTCTGTATGGTTGGTGACTATAATGGCGGAGTTCAGTTTTTAAATTCTGTAAATGAAAGTGAATTATTTAAAACAAATAAAATAAAAATTGAAACATTTGATGCAGATTTTGAAAATTTACCAGATTACAATGAAGCAGTTAAAGAATGTCGCAATCAATATAATTTATCACAAAAAAGAATTTGTCATTTAAGAAAACCGTCTTCTGGATGGATTAGATATGCGAATGAATTATTGCAAGCAAGTTTTGATCATAAAAAAATATATTTTGCTGGCGCAGCAATGAATGACGATTATTCTTCACAAAGATCAAAGTCTATTCCAATAGATGATATTAAATTTTTAAGAGTTGAAGATGAAAATCAAAGTTCTGCAGCAAAAATGATAGATTTCATTGAACATCAAAAGGATATGATTGATTTAACTAAAGCAGAATGCGCTTTAATTCAACCAAATACAACTGCAAACGGAACGCAAACTTTTGATTTACCTCCAAATTTAAAAGGACAAAAAGGTCCAGATAGGGCAAGAAAAGATTCGTACTCAGCTTTAATTTTAGCTAATTGGATGATGAATGTCTATTACGATATGATGAGCGTGAATGTGCAAAAGCCAACCACATTTACTCCAATGTTCATAAAGTAACTTTAAAGTTAACTTTTAAGTGTAATAATTTTATATGTCTGAAAGAAGGAAGTATAACAAAAAGTCTGAATATTGGAATAAATTTAAAAAAGAAACTTTTCCAAATCAAGTAAAGATATCATATGGCGCAATAAACACATCAGTTCCTCCAATTGCTGCTGGAGAACCTTTTTATACTTCAGACGCTTCATATTCAAGATCTGGAGATTCTAATAGAAATGCGGATACAAGAAACAACTCTTCTAGAGTTAATAGGTCTGCATTATCTACTGTTGTAAATAGATTTAGCAGCATTAGATCTGGCTTATTACCTTATGAATATGCTTCTGATGGCGTTAACGTAAGAGAAGCTATCGAACTTTGCCAAAAAGCTTATGCAAATGTTGCAATTTTTAGAAACTCCATAGATGTAATGGCTGAATTTGCAAATTCAGAAATTTATCTTGAAGGTGGTAATAAAGCGTCAAGAGATTTTTTTTATAGATGGTTTAACAAAATTAGATTATGGGATTTAAAAGATCAATATTTTAGAGAGTACTATAGAAGTGGAAATATTTTTCTTTACAGAGTTGATGGACAGCTTTCTTTAGAAGATTTTTCAACACTTTCTAAAACTTATGCTGCCGAAGGTTTAAAGCCAGATAAAATACCAATTAAATACATTTTACTTAATCCATTTGATATTGTGGCTCAAAGAAGCTTGAGTTTTGTTGGCACCTCTTATCAAAAAATTCTTTCTGAATATGACATGGAAAGATTACGCAATCCAAAAGACGATTATGATAGAGAAGTTTTTAACGCTTTACCTAAAGATGTCAAGGAGAAAATAGAAAAGGGTCAATATTATTCAAGAGGACTTTTAATTGAAATTAATAAAGAGAAAGTTTCTTATAGTTTCTATAAAAAACAAGATTATGAACCTTTTGCTGTTCCATTCGGTTTTTCTGTTTTAGAACCCATTAACGCAAAATTAGAATTGCAAAAAATGGATCAAGCAATTACCAGAACCGTTGAAAACGTTATTTTGTTAATAACGATGGGTGCAGAACCTGAAAAAGGCGGCATTAATGCTCAAAATCTTTACGCAATGCAGCAATTATTTATGAATGAAAGCGTTGGTAGAGTTTTAGTTTCAGATTACACAACAAAAGCGGAATTTATTATTCCAGATATTTCGAAAATTATTGGACCAGAAAAATATCAAGTTTTAAATGAGGATATTAGAAATGGTTTGCAAAATATAATGCTTGGAAGTGAAAAATATAATACTACTGAAGTTAAAGCTCGTATTTTCATGGACAAATTAAATGAAGCGAGACGAGCATTTTTAAATGATTTTTTACAAAGAGAAATAAATAGAACTGCAAAAAATTTAGGTTTTAGACAAATTCCTGTAGCTAAATTTACTGATATTGATTCAAAAGACCAAACAGAATTATTGAGAATAACAACAAGATTAATGGAATTAGGAATCATCACTCCTCAACAAGGTTTAGATGTATTCAATACTGGTAGATTTCCAAGTTCAGAAGAAATTGGTTCTACTCAAGATGAATTTGTCGCTGAAAGAAAGAAAGGTTACTATAATCCTTTGGTTGGTGGAGTTCCAGTTATTGCTCCACCAGCACCCAAACTTCCAGCTGGAGCTTCTCCTGCTGGCGCGAAACCAGCAACTCCAACAAAAAATACAACACCCAAAGTAGCTGGAAGACCAACTGGTAAAAAAGCGCCTAGTAAAACTATTAAAGGTTATTCTCAAAAAAATATTCAAAATGTTATATATAAAGCTGAAGATTTAAAACAGAATGTTGAAAAATTACTTTTAAAAAAATTTGGAACACAAGAGTTAAACAAATCTCAATTAGAGATGGCGGATAAATTATGCGAATCAATCGTTTGCTCTTCGGAAATGCAAGATTGGAGCGAAACAGCAGAATCTTGTGTAAATGATATAAATCAAATTATTGAACTCCAAACTATTAATGAAATTTTAGATATTTCTGGAGAACATGAACTAGAAACTTATCCGTCTGCGATTTTATACCATTCAGAAAAAAATGAGCAAATATAAATATATATCAAATTTTACAATTGGCCAAATTAAAGTTTGTCCGATTGTTGATACTTTTTCTAGAGCATCTTTGGAGCATTTGTCTCCATTAATTCCAAGTAGTGAAGTTGATTTGGATGAAAATATTGATTTGCTAGGAGTAGCTTTTAACGCCGCAGTCGTAAATCGTTTTAATAAAAATGATGATGGAATTGATACGGAAACAGCATTGAGAATTGCAAAACTTTTCAAACATAAACCTACAAATATAGAACATAAAAAAGAAAAAGTTGTAGGTCATATTTTGACAGCTGGTTTTAGTTCGTATGGAGATAATAAAATTTTAACTCCAGACGAACTTGTCGATTATTCTGATGCTTTCAATATAGCCCTTGGTGCAGTAGTTTATAAATTTGTAAATAAAGAATTTGTAAATGCATTACAAGCTTCTTCTGAAGATATTAATAGTGAATATTATGGAAAAATATCAACAAGTTGGGAATTAGGATTTAATGATTATAAAATTGCAATTGGTTCAGAAAATTTAAAGGAAGCAGAAATCATAACAAACGAAAAACACATTGAAGAATTAAAAAATAAACTGAAATCATATGGAGGTTCTGGAAGACTCGATGACGGAACAAAAATTTATCGTTTAGTAGTTGGCGAAGTATATCCGCTTGGTATTGGATTTACTACGAATCCAGCCGCTGATGTTAACGGAGTAATTACAAATAAAAAAGAAGATTATGAATTAAAAGAAGAACCTAAAGCAAAAGTTTATCAATATAAATCACACTTTTTTAACAAAAAAAATTCCCATTCAAAAAATAACGATGTAAATTCTCAAAAAGAAAGTGCTATGAATTTAGACAATTTTATTTCTGAAGTTAAAGAGGCTTTGACTGAGAAGAAAGTTTCTCAAGAAACTGCCGCAAATATGACCGCTACCTTTACGGAAGCAATTAAACAAAAAGATGCCGAATATCGTCAACAATTAGACGTTGCGAAATCAGCACAAGAACAATCTGAAAAAGAAAAGCTTGAACTTAAAGCTTCGGTTGAAGAAGTGAAACAACAATTAGCTGATGCACTTTCTAAACTTCAAGAATTTGAAAATCAGAAAAAATCTGAATTAGCGCAAGCTCGTTTCAATCAAAGAATGCAAGAAATCGATGAAGCTTTCGATTTAGATGACGAAGATCGTCAAATTTTAGCTTCTGACATTCAAGCTTTAGACGAATCAGAAGAATCTTTTGCTGCTTATAAAAATAAGATGGCAGTTCTTTGGAAAAATAAAAATAAAAAAGCTAAAGAAGAAAAAGAAAAAGAAATGAAAGCTGCAATCGATGCAGAAGTGGAAAAAAGACTTTCTGAATTTCAAAAATCTAAAGCTTCAAATTCAGTAGATGAAATTTTAGATAAAGCAAAAGCTGTTGAAGCTGGAGTTCCAAATAATAATCAAGAATCTTCAAAACCAAACAAATCTCTTTACGAAAGATTCTCAGAAGCTTTCAAAAAAGAGAATATCACAATTTCTTAACAGAAAAATCAACAATATAATACATTATGGGCAAAAGACTATTACCCTTTAGGCAATATAACGAACATGAAGTTATCAACATGTTCGCACTCGATGATAGCGTTTTAACGGCTACTCAAAGCATTACAGAAACTCATTCTGGCGATGCTGGAGTTTTCGTTAAAGTTAGCGCTGGCGATTTGGATGCAGATCCAGTTACATACACTTCTGATTCTTACTTAGGTAAGACTGATTTTCCGTATGTTGGAGCAAATGGTTATCCAAAAGTCAGTTTAAAAGTAACTCCCGCCGCTTCTGGAGACAGATTCCCACTTGGAATCACTCTCTTTGAAACTGCAAAATATGACGAGAATGGTGAAAAACTTCTCTATTATCCTCAAAAAGCTATGGATCATCAAGTCCTGTTGCCTGGACAAGCTGTACCAATCGCTACGAGAGGTGTATTCACATTAAGTTCCGCAGCAATTGACGGAACTTTAACTGTTGGATCTTCTTTCAAGCTTTCAGCTAATGCTGGAAA